CTTGTCTTAAGCTTGCTGAGACTTTTCTTGAGTTCTTCCGTATAATGACTTGTAGTATTATACAGTTCAAAAACAAGTTCTTCCTGAGCAATGGTAAGAAAAGTCGAGATTTCTTTATTATTAAGTCCAGGAGCCTGAAAGTTGGTTATGAAATCATAACCAACCTCAAACTCATATTTCATCTGTTCTGCTGTCATTTAGCAAGTTCAATCTGATTTTTAAGTCTCAAATATTCATCCTGATGCCTGTCATCCTTGAACCATTGTATTGCCTGGTAAAGACTGTTTCCTATCGGAATACCATCAATGGTTTCAATCCTTGTTCCTACCATCTTCAAAGCACCTATCTTCAATCCTCTATGTACAAGCAATTTATATTCGTAGTTGTTTGCATCTTCAATGATTCCAACTACACCTTCAAGGTCATTGTCAATCAAATCCTGAATCTCTGAATAGTAATAATCCTTAGCTGAATTTTCCGAAGGACGTTTGCTTTTTGCATTTTCGAGATAATAAACCGTAAGAAAATCAAACATAGTTTCTGTAGAAGAATCAATCTTTGAAAGATATTTGTAAGCAAGCTTCATCTTATCAGCTTTCTTCGCTTTATCCATATGCTGTTGACCTTCATGAACAAGCGCAACTTTATAGGTTCCACTGTTTTCTCTCTGTTCCCAACTCGGTGCAACATATCCGCCATCAGGCTGACTGTTTGCAAGCAGTATCTTGTATTGAAGATATTGCAGCGGATCACTGAGATTAAGCGTCATCAACACTGTTTTATCATCTACTATGCTGTCTGTCTTACGAATTACAACCTTGAATTCTGTCCAGAAAGAATCTTTCCTGTAAGGATTGAGATCGCCAGGTTTAAAATCAAGACCAGCTTCTGTTTCAAAGAACTTTTGTTCTTCAGGGGTTAGTGGATTTCTTAATTTTCCCGTAAGATGATCCAATGGAGCCATCAAGCCTATGTTGGTATTATCATACATAAAATGTCCACTATGTCCTTCGGGAAGCCAAGCTCCTTGACGGAGTATTGGCTTCACCAGGACTTTAGTTTTTGGCAGCGAGAACTTTGGAGTTGCCGGAGATGCTATCTTCGGAGATGTTATTACTTCAGAGTTCGCTACCTCTTTAACAGGTTCAACCTGTACTTCTTCACTTATTTGTTTTTTAGCCATTTTATTCTTCTCCTTTTAGTTTGTTGATTTGTTAAAGTATAATCGGTTTGTATGTTGCTGTCCTTGTCGGATCGTAAACAATTGCACCACCTGTATAGGCACGATGCTCAGTCCATGCCTCCTTCGGGTTACTCATGATCCTGTTAACCTGACCAATCGTGAAAGGATCACGCAGTCCGGGTTCATAACCACGAATGTCACCGAATTTTGCAAGAGCTACTTTCTGTACGTTAGGACGACCATCAGATGTACCCATGTTAAGGATATCATACACATATGATTCAGCAAGTCCTTGTTTTCCAGGATAGTAAATCTTATTACGTGCAAAATCATCTTTCAGAGCATCATGAACTATGTTAACCTTGATACCATTCGGACCAATGTATTCCATGAACTGACCCCTGAATCCCATAGCGTTACCGCCTTTGCTGTAAATCCTGAAGCTATCCCTTGCAGGAGTGTAAAGAGTCGAATACTCTTCAAGAGCTTCATGGAACTGATACATACCCCATTCACCAGTAAGAACGGTTACTTCACGCTGTCCCATAACAATCTTACCAACTGTTATATCAAGAAGCATTTCAGTAAATTTCTTAATGTTAAAGGAGTTATAGGTATTGAAGTTAGCAGCATCCATCTGTTGCTTGATACCAGCACCCATCTGGATAACCCTGCCTGATTTACCCCTCTGCATGTATTTACCGTCCTGTGTCTTGTTGGCAACAGCGTATACAAGCATGGTGTTAACTTCATCCTGATACTGCATTTCAAGTTCGTATGAACGATAATCCATCCATGTAGTCATCAGTTTCTTGGTAGCCGGATCAATCCATGAAAATTTAACAGGTCTTTCGATCATGTTTCCAGGGATGGTATCCTGCATACGGATCATGGTGAATGCGTTCATCATTTTATACGGGAACGTATAATGAACTCCACCACCTTTAACTGACAGTTCTTTCTCAACAGGTGAGAAATCTTTGCTGAAACGTTTTCCAGCCTGCAGTTCTTCAAAAGGAACAAAGAGATTAGGATTACCTGTCAAAAGACGAACCCTGTATCTCCAAAGTCCACCTATGCTCTGAGGATCTTCAAGAACCTGTATAGGATAGGTTTCATTTCTTTCACCGACAATCAGGTTAACGTCAGTAAAATAAGCTTCCTGAAAATACAGATAGAATTCTCCGTAGTTCAAACCAGCCTTATCAGAAGCGACAAGTGCTGTTCCAGGAAGGATCTCTGCTCTTACAAGCGGAATGTTTTTCTTTCCATTGGTCGTAATATCCCATGTAAATTCGTCATCAGTCTGGAAAGTAACAGTCGGGAACTGATTAAGATAAGCATTCACAGTTGCTCCTAAGTTAGCCTGGTGTATCATAGTAGCAACTTTAGATGCCTGTTGAGGTTCAATACCAAACCTGTATCCAAGATGCGACTTGGTTACAAGACCTGTAATGTCCTCAGATTCATAAAGTTGAAAAGGTGAAATTCTCATTTTTGTATACCGTATTATAAGGGTTTAAATTGTTATCTTCCTATTCTGCCGAACGCCCTGTCAAATTCATCTTCCTCATCATCCTTACTTTTAGGAATCTTAGCTTTTCCTGCACTGGTCTTACCAGTACTTTCAAATATTGACCTGAGCGAATCAACAGTTTTTGTACTTGCTGCTTTTGAAACTTTACTGAAATCAGGAGCTATTTTTCCATTCTCGTCTATGTTAAATAATCCGAGTTGGTGATAGTAGTGAATCAGCATTTCAAAACCTTCAGGATTCCGCTGTCTTGTTACCATTACCGGATTCAGCGGATTTCCTTCTTTATCGTATTGCACAGGAACAGTCATTGATTCCATGATCTTTTCCCTGTTTGTTTTATTGAGTTTTATTCCTGGAATGATCTCAGGAGTATTCTCAATAAGACTTTTCATTTTAGCAACACGCTGTGCTATTTTATCTTTCTTTTCCTGTTCCTTGGCTTCTGCCTGAGTTTCAAGATCTTTTACTTTCTTATCAAAAGCTTTAGGAACATATTCAAGAGCTTTTAAAGCTTTACTTTCGAGATTTTCGAGAGCTTTGTAACCCTCTATTTCTTCTTTGATCTCATCACTTGTAAAACCTCTCAGTTCAAGAAATTTAGTCAGAACATCTTCAGCGATCTTCGGGTTTTCCTTAACCTGATCAGCAGTAATCTTCGAATACTTTGCAGCATTTCGTTTAGCTACGCTGTATTCATCAAGCGGAACACCTTTTTCCTTTGCTTCATAAAGAAGCTTTTCTTCAGGTGTAAGCGACTGTTTGTATTTCTCTACTCCTGCATTCACCATCTGCTGCATTGAGATAACCGACAGTTCTCTGAGAGCTGCTGCCTCATCACCGTCGTTTCTCTCCACCAGCATAGTCCACTGCTCATCCGTGAAATCTAAAAAAACTCCCTCTTCAGCTCGGTCTTTCGCGAAGGCTAAATATGGTGAAGAAGAAGGAGAAGAGTCGCCTGAACCTTTGTCCGAGGGAGTCTTTTCTTTATTCTTCTTATCTGTTATTTTTTTATCCTCTTCAGGTTCCTCATCGTCCTCTTCAGTGGATGTATCTTCTTCTGTTTCAAGGAATTCATCAATTTCAAATGATCCATCATCATTAATTGTAACTCCTTCATCAGCTTTCTTCTGGTCTTTCTTTTTACCTTCATCCTGAAGGTTTGTTTCTTCTTCCTTGCCTTGATCATCGGGGATCTCAATAAGACCACTACCGAGACCGAGATCAAACAAGTTGTCTCGTTTTTCTTTTGCCATTATTCTTCTCCTATGTAAAAGTGATTTGATACAAAAATAGAGGTGACTAAAATCTAATACAAATTATTAGATTCTATTTTTTTCGCTGTATAGCTTTTTTAGATGATATCACCTCTGTCTTTTTGTTATGTCTTATAGTTTCATTAAGCTGTTCTTTTTTCAACTTCATGTCACCTTCAAACTTTCTCCAATCCTGTTTAAGCTTTTCAAGAGTCAGTTTTGCATCTTCAGGATCATACGCAGGAGCCTGTGATCCCTCACTGCGGTTCTGAGCATTGATATTTGCAACTGTAATCTTGGTTTCAGCATCAAGTATCTTTTCCTGATATCTCTGTTCCCTTTCAATCTGATCATTCTGAACAACCATTTCCTGCATCCTTTCAGCAGATTCACGATCAGCCTGTGCAGCTTCCTGTGCCCTCTGCATGGATTCATCTTCATACTGTTCAATCTTCCTTCTTATTGAAGACATTGAATCAGAAAGATATATATCCATTAGACCTGAGAAGTTTATTTTATCATTCTGAAGTCCTGCTTGTGCAAGTTGTTTCATAGCCTGTACCAGTTCAGCGTCTTCAGATGAATTGGATATCATAATACCATAATCAGCTTCATTGAATAATTCACCGTCTATTTCAGTGAAGCTGATTATGGTATTATGATATCCAATT